CCTATTGAAGCGAAGGCACATTGTTTAGTTGAATAAAATTGTGGGTCTGCTCCTGATAAAGAACTCATCGCACCTAAATATATCTTTTTATTTAGTAATGTATTAGATGCTGTTGTGCCATTTACAACTTTAACCCCTTGCTTCCATAAATCCAAATCATTTGATGCTTGTCTATTTGCTAAATAAAAGCCTCTTGAATCTGAATCTGCATATGATCCAAGTGAACTATTGATTCCAAAATATGTGGTATTGGTTGTTCTTAATTCAAGAATATTATAAATTCCTGTATCATTATTACCAACCCCAATCTCAACAGCTGCATTTGTTGCATTTGTTCTTGAGTAATAAGATAAACTTTGACTATTTAAACTTGCGGATGTATTTGGATTAAAGAACGTATCAGCCCAAGCCACCGAAGGTGTCATTCCATTGGCTGAATGAGTCCAACCAGTTGCATAATTCAATCTAAATGCAGCATCTAAATCTCTTGGGTCTTTAAGATTCCATTTGTGAGTCGCTGCTGTGCCTCCTACTATTGGATAAATTGCTTTGAACTTTGTCCAAATGCTATATCCTTTCAAGTCAACTACTAATTGATTAATCGCACTTTGTTGAGTAGGGTCTGTTATTGAAGCAGCTGTTATGAATGCTTGAGCGTCTGCGTCTACAGGTGGCGTTGTAATTCCTACAATATCCGTAGCACCTGCCCAACTATCTGCGTGTATATCTCCCCATCCTATTGCGTTGTTTGCACCTTGTCCCCAACCTATGTTATTATTTGAAGCACCATCGCCCCATCCGTTGCTATTTGCCATAATATTAAGGATAAACTTTAATTTCTATTGTTGTACCATCAAGTAACGTATTTGCTTCTGTATTTGTAGACGTTGCAGTTGTTGTTATTTGTACCGTATTATTGGTTTTTCTTAAACCTACTACAGAACCTTTATAAACTCCCGAAATCAATACTGATGTTTTATCTAATGTAAATGCACCCGTCAACGTTCCGATATAAGTACCTACACTATCATAAGTCCAAACCAAAGTACCTCCTAAAGTGTTGTCTAAAACTGTTGCAGTAGGCGCAGAAGTTCCCGTTTGAGTTAATAAAGCAACGTATTTTTTTGCTCCAAACCAAGATAAAGTTCCACTTCCATTTGTTTGTAAAACTTGTCCGTTTGTTCCGTCAGCAGAAGGTAGTGTATATATTCTTGATGTTGTTATATCCGCAGGTGCTTTAAAACCTACATAACTACTTCCGTTAGAAAGTAATTCCATAAATCTTAACTCAGAAGGCTGCGTATCATTACCACCTATTAAAACCGCTCCTGTTCCTGCAGGTTCTATTTTAATGTTGCCGTTTGAAGCACTTGTAATTTTATTACCGTTAACATCTAAGTTACCGCCAAGTTGTGGCGAAGTATCTAATAAGACTTCATTTATTTCTGCGCCAGTAACGTACTTACTTGCAAAAGTACCACCACCCGTATCTTGAGCAATGGCAACTCTATCAGTAGAAGCAATTTTACTTCCTTTCGCCGTTAACTGACTTATCTTTACATTTGCCATCTATCTTTTTTAAATAAACGAGTAATTTATTAATATTTTCCTTTTTTGGTTTGTATGTCTTCATATATTAAACATCGTTAACAACATCAAAATCCAGCCACCGTAGTTACTAATATCATTTGGATAAGTATCTCCGTTTGAATTTAAATTGTATTCAGGAAACTTATCTTGATTATAAATTATGTGTTCTATAAAACGTTCCGTGTATTCTTTTGCAATATTAGAATATTTATTAATAAGAAAATCTACTTCCGTCTTTTCAACGTTTTCTGCGTTCTCAGAACTATGCTTATAAACCCCTTTGTTAGCTATTGTGTAAGCTGCATTTGGTAAATACTCAACCATAGCCCAATAAATAACCATTGGCTTAACATAAATTTCTAATAAATCTTTGTAATCTTCAAAAGCAACTTCATTAATATCACCGTTTAAAATCAAAGTCTTAATCTTTTCTATCAACTGAGTACCTAAATAGTGTTCAATATGAATATCTTGAGCGATTTTAATAAACTGAATAAATTTATCCGTGTCTACGTTGCCATTTAAAGCCGTTAGACGAACTAAATCGTTACGTGTTATAAGTAATGCTTCTGCCATTATTGAAAGCGTTTATTAGTTGGTAAAAATCCATTGTAAGGCATATCCTTTGGAAGTGTGCTAACCTTTGAATCATTCTTAACTACATACCCGAGTTTTTCAGCTTTACGAACTGCTACTTGTTTAGCATTTGGTGAATTAACGTCTATACCTAATCCACTATCAAATTGTGCGTAAACTCGTTTATTCCATCTATGATGACAAGAACCACCACCTTTATATAACCAAATTGAATAAGTATCCGTTCCATTCGGGCCCCAACCTTCATTAACTGCTTGATTACTCATTCTAATAATGTCTTCTTTACGATATATTTTGTTTGAAGCAACCATTTTACGACAAAATTCACGACTCTTTTGGGTTGTTTCCCCTGCGTAAACATAACGAGTAATAAATTTAATACCTTCTATAACCTCATCTTGTCCACTTTTTGAATTAGGAAACGCAGAACCCGTGCTAACTAAGTTAACTAATTTACTTAATAATGATTGTTTAGGCTCTTTAGAAAGCGTTTCGTTCTCTGAGTCGTCGGAATCATAGTCAACTGCAAATTCGTCTATTAGAATAGAGTTTTCGGGTTCGTCTTCGCCTAAGTCAATTAACGCTTGTGCTATAACTGAATCTTTGCTTAACATTGTTCCAGTTTCTTCTGCAACTTGCTCTTCGGTTTGCGTATTTTCTAAGTCTGTAAATTCTAAAGGTTGTAAAGTTCTAAACGCTAACTTCAAAGATATTCCGTTATAAGCTAAAATTTTATCTAATGCTTCAATAATTGTATCTTGAAATGGCTTAATAACCATATTGTCAAATAATACGCTTGAGTTTTTTAACTCGTCAGCATTCGAACTAAATCCATTACTTGAAGCAATACCAAATAATAAAGGAGAAGTTACATTATGACCTAACATTATCTTACGTAAACACTCTTCGCTTAAATACGTGTAATGGTCGGGAGCATCATTCAATGGTATATCTTCAACCGTTGTTCGTGTTTCTGTATTATCATTAAAACTTACAATCACTTTACGCCCTTGCGAACCTGTTAACTTACCTAAAACTTGACTTGAAATCTCGTTTTGTTGCTCGGGTGTTGGAACTCCGTTATTAAAGTTTACAATCTTAGTTCCCGAAAATGAATTTTGAACTTCATTAATTAAGTAGTTTGAAACCTCCTCTTCTAACAAAGCATAACTTAAAGCACCTTGATAATCAACATAGCTAAAATATTTCATTCCTAAGCTATATGGCTTAACATAAAGTATTTCTATTTCGCTATTTGAATATCCAAAAGCACTTATTCGTTTAGGTGCAAACTTTTTAACGTCTTCCCAATTGTCCGAATAGTAATATGCTTCTATTTCACCCTCTTTATTACACTTTTCAGGTGCTAAAAGTTGTACAGGAATATGATATGCTTTAAGAATCTTTTTATGGTCTTTAGAGTAATGAACTTGAATAGCACATTGCCCTAATGCTTTTAATTCAAATGTTAACTTACGCAAACAATCTTGATTAAATAAAGCCATCATTTGAGCGTACTCATTTGGCTTTTTATTAGCATCTAAGGCAAATAGTCCACGTCCATAAATTAAACGGCTTATATTGTTTATAATTGCGTTATTCGTAGTTGAATTTTTATATCTATCTATAAGAAAATCAAAATATGAATTTGAATCACCATAAGTAACCCAATCTTCTCTTTTGGCTTCTACGACTTGTGGTGCTTCGTATTTCGCTAAGTTTAATATATGTAAGTTATTCATAAACTATAAATTCATTTGCCGTCGAATGTGACGTATAATCACCATTATTAACTGAGAAACTAACTACAGGTTGGTCAGTACAAAAAACTTTACCTCTAAATACTAAATCACCATCATTTAACAATTCTACGTTATAGTATCTGTTTTCTGTTAAAGCACATTCAATTTCTATCTGTTGGTAATACCCTTTACTTGTTACTGAGTTAATTGTAATTATCTCGGGTGTGTTTGTGCTATCGTCCGTAAATATCAACTCATCAAACGTTACCGAACGTGGAACTATATTCAAGTTCTGCGGTGCTGTCGTTGTTGTTAATATGTTCATATATTATAAACGTTCAATTCGTGTTCTTGTTTCTTAAAATAGAAAAACCCCACCGAATTGGCAGGGTCTTAATCTATGGAGAAACAGAAAGTGTCTAAGAATCTACAATTGTAGCTCCGTTTAAAATTGTCGTAGCTAAATCGCTTTCAGAACTTGTATTTAAGAAGTTTGCAGGTAGGTTTTCCATTCCCGTAAACGTCAAAGAATACCCGTTAAAGTCACCCATTGCAGTACCCGAAGAAACAGTTCCTGCGGTTACGTCACATCCTCTTTGAAGACCTGCCATAAAAAATTGGTTCTCGCGTGTTCTAACAATAATGTGAGGACGTCCGTAAGCTAACAATTTAACCGTTTTATGCGTTGCAACGTCTTGTTTCTTTAATTGAACTGTTAATACTTGCTCAAAGAAAGTCGTTCCGTTGTCACGTGACGTTTGTATTGTTTGCTCAAAAGAGTTAGCCCCTTTCAATTCAAATTTGTAAATAGTTGAAATATTCGCAATATCAGAAATTGTGTCCTCATATCCTGCAGCTACTGAGTAAGTAACGTCACCACCCAACGTTGAAGGGTCTGGGTTGAAGTCTCCAAAGTTCACTATGTAAATTGCGTCTAATCCTGAAACCCCTGATTTACAGGCTTCTAATCTTCCGTGTGCTATGTCGCAGCTCATATCTTTTTATTTTTTTATGTTTAACAAAAAAGGGTGGCGTTTATTTCACCACCCTTGTATTAGTTGTTAGTTTGATTAGTTAGCAGAATTTGTGATTCCGTAAGTAACTACGTCAGAAGCAAAACCATATTTAGCATCTGCAGAAAAACGCATAATTACTCGTACGTTTTGAGAACCATCCAAATCAGCCATATCCAATACTTTAACTTCGTTCATATCATTCATCAATCCTGTTGCGAAGAACAAGTTAGAAGTTTGAGAAAGTAAAGCAGTATTGTTAGCAAGTCCCGGTGCTAAGAAAACACGAACTCCGTCAAAATAAAGATTTTCTAAAGTTTGGTTTGTTCCTTTGTTGTCATAACCGTTTGCACCTACTCCTGAAGCAGCAAAACCACCTAATGCACGTACATACGCTCTGTAAATGTTAGAAGAAACATAAAGAGTTAAATCTTCTTTTCCGTAAAGAGCAGCAGGACAAGCGTCAATGATTGAACCTAATTGAGCAACTACGTTAGAAGCGTTAACACCACCACCAACTGCAGCAATTTCTTGAGCAGAAGGTAAAGAAGCATCAGTAGTTAATTGTCTCATAATTCCTGAGAATTCACCTGCAGAAGCATTGTTACCATCCCATATAACTAATTCCATTTGTTGAGCAACTTTCTCAGCAGCGTGTGCAATTAAGAAATCAGCAAAAGACTTAGGTAATACATCGAATGCAGAGTAACCCATTTGGATAGCATCCCAATCAGAACGAAAATCTGATTTACACAATTGCAAGTTAACTTGGAAATACTCAGGCTGCAAAATACGCTCAGTCAAAGTAACTGTTGACGTTGGGTCAAAGTCACAAGTTGCGTTTTTAACAATTCCGTCAGTAGCTACTCGTTTGATAACTTGTTTGAACTTAACGTTAGGCATAATTGTAATTCCGCCTTTCTCTAAAGTTGGTGCAGACAATAAAGCTGCAGCAATGTACTTACCTGCGAATTCACCAGCGTAAGTAGTTGTAATTGAAGTTGTTGTTGGCATTTTTTATTTATTTAAAAATTATTGATTACTTATTTAATTTACTTAATACAGAATCCATTATATTACGTGGCCGCTTAGAAGCAATTTTAACTACTTCTATTGGATTCGTGTTTTCAGGGTTAAAAGAAATCGGTTTAGGCTCTTCGCTTAATTCAACTTCCGTGTTTTCCTCTACTTTGTTTAGTTTAGAAAGTTCTGCTTTCAAAGTTTCGTTTTCAGCTTTCAATGCTTCGATTTCTGAAAAGAAAGACTCTTTAACTACGCTTTCGATAGTTTTCTTTGGTGTTGGGTTTGTTGCTTCTTTAGCTTCTACTTCAACTTCCGTTTCAGTCTCAGGTGCTTCTACTTCTACTTCCTCTTCCATTTTCTCTTTCACTTCTTTAACGATACCTTCAACTTCGATAACTAAAATACGTCCATCTTCTGTTTCGTATTCACCAACTGGAACAGGTATCTTTTGGTCATCTTCCGTAACTACGAAAACTTCCATTTCAGGTTCGAATGCGTCAGCTTCTAAAACTGTTACACCATCCGCTAATTTCATTCGTTCAAGTTTTACTTCCATTCCTAAAAGAACTCGAACTTTGTTTAAGATTTGATTTGTATTCATTTTTGTTTTTATTTAATATTTATCTTTTAGTAAGCGCTTGAATAGTTGTTAAATATTTATCAGCTCGTCTAATTTTTTCTTGATAAAATATAACTGATTCTTTTGCTTGATTCATTACAGTATCCACTCCTAATTCTTTTGCTTTAACTTCAAAATCTTTAAATTGATTTATAATTGAATCATATTGCGAAGAAAGTTTTTTCATATCATTTGCCTTTGCTAAAATATCCATTTCTAAAGACAATATTTGACCGCCAATTTTTCCAGCTGTTTTTTGCAATTCAACAACTGCGTTTAATTCAACTTCGTGTTTTGCTAACTCAGTCTTTTCGGTAAACAACTTGTTGTAAACTGTTTTTCTCGTGTTCATATTTCTTAAACGTTTTAAATTATTATTCTGTTACTTTTTTATCCGTTTTGACGAACTATCGTTCTAACTCCGTTGTTTTCACTTTGGTTTACAATATCCGTTCCCGTTCCTGCTGTTTTACCTATTCCTTGTGCTTCTAAACTTCCGTCACAACATTTTTTTGAGTAAGTTCCGTCTTTACATAAACATCCTCTTTTGCCTCCTTTTGGGCTTGGTATTTTTTCTGCCATTTTAGTTTATTTAAATTGGTTTGTTATATTCATTAATTAACTTTTCAACTCCTTGAATAAAAGCATAACTTTGTTTTCCGTTTTTATATGCAGGTATAGAATTAAAATCAATTCCTAATTCTTTTGATTGAACTGCCATTTTTTCTAAATCGTTACTTAAACTATCTGTTAAACTTTTCGCAGGTGCTTTATATGTATTCAATTGCTTTCTTAAATCTTGAATACGTTTTTCCGCAATACTAAATTCATTTTCTAATTGTTCCACTTTTGAAATTAAATCATTTGCTTTTTTAGAATTTGAATTTATATCGTCAACTAAAGCTAACTCAACGTGCATTCCTAATTTAACTTCTTGAGCGTTCTTTTCTAACTCAGCTACTTTCTTAAATATGCTGTTTAACTTGTTCATTTTAATAATTCTTTAAGTTGATTAATTATATCTTGTTTCTCTTGGCTCATTTCGTATTTGTCTGCAAAGTAACCTTCAATTGAAAAGCCTTTTACTTTACCTGCTTTTACGTCCTTCCAAATATCCTCGTTGTTTACTTTCATAGCAATCATCCAAGTTCCTTTTGGTAAACTAAAACCGTATTCTTTAGATTTGTCCATTTCAGGATTGTCAATCACCCAACTTTCAACAACACTCATCCCGTTTAACTTTTCTTTGTGTTCGTATGTAGCGTTGTTTTGATTTGAGCGCATTAAAAACAATTCAGAAGCCTTTTTAATAGTATCCTCGCTAAAATAGATGTAATATCCGTTTCCGTCTTTGTCAGCTCTTAAGATTTGTTTGTTAGGAACTAAAGCAGCACCCATTAAGATTTTCTTTTCTGCGTCAACTTCTTTTAGTTCTATTTCGTGTTTTGAAAGGGCTATAAAGTTTTCTTCTATTGCAGGTGAATGAACTACCGATACTGCGTGGATTCCTGTTTGTAAATCGTTCTCGTCAATAATTAACTCGATTATTTTCTTATCCATAATTTCTAAACGTTATAATGTTGCGTTTTGTAACCTATTTCTATCTAATGCTTGTGCCGTTGTAACTTCGCCACTTACTACATATGCTTGTGTTGGCGTTTGTTGTAATTGTGCTAATTGATTAATTCCCGAACTTCCTATGATACTAAAGTTTGGAGCAGCCATTTGTGGAGCACCACCACCTCCGCCACTTGGAGCACCACCACCACCACCCGAAGAACCACCGCCTTCAAATTTCTGAGAAGCAATTTTAGCTACATTTGCTAACCCTGCAAATACTGCAGCACCTGCAGCAACAGCACCCCTAATAGGTGAAGACGGGTCAGGAACTGGAACGAATTGAGACGCATAGGCTTGTGTTGCACTTTGGTATGTTGCCATCGTTGCACTTGCTATTTGAGCACCTTTATTTATTCTAAATGCATTACGTGCTGCCCTTTCAGATTTTTTACCAAATAATTCTGTTAAAGTTTGAATAGTTGAAAGTCCTGATTGAGCCATTTCAATAGCAAAATCTCTATTTCGCTTTTTTCTTGCAGCGTCTTCTGCTTCTTGAGCAGCAATTTTATCTAAATAGTCTTTATTAGATTGAACTCGTATTTCATTTTGTTGTCTTTGGAATTCAGTTTCACTTTGCTCTTGTAACATTCTTTGATTAGAAGCGTCCAAAACTGATTTAGTTCTTAACCTATCTTCGTTTAAATATTTCTCTTGATGTTCTTTTTGTTTGCGTTCTTCTTCGCTTAATGCGTCTTCTTGATTCTTTTTAGAGTCTTCAACGGCTTGTTTATCTATTGCTTGAACTTGTAATTGGAAACCTGCCTTTTGGTTTTCTAAGTCTTTTAGTTGTTTTTCAAGTTCCTTTCGTGTTTTTTCACCTTCCGCTTGTACCTCTGGAACATTAAATATAGAACCTGCAATAAAACCACTGAACTTATCTTGCATATCTTGCATAGTTTTACCCATATCGAATGCAATGACTTTCCCAAATCCTAATGCTTCAGAAACTTTATTAGCACCTGCAATAGCCATATCAATAGGCATTAACATTAACTTAGGTAAGAATAACGCCGTGTCTAAAATAAAGTCAACTATTTGCTTAGTTAGATTATAATTTTTTATAGCTGCTTCTTCTTCGGCTTTACTCGTTAGAATAACATTCTTTAATTCGACTTTTCCTAATTCAATTGCCGTGTTTACTTTGGCTATTTTTAGATTTAGAATTTCACGTTCGCTTTTCCCTTGTAACTTAAGGATGTTATCTTGAGCATCTAATGTAGCAAGTTGTTCTTTTGATGTTTCAAAGTTTTTATGCGTTTCTTCGTTCAACTTTGCTTGTTCCTTACTTACACCACTAACTGCTGCTTTAATGTCATCCCAATACGCAACAATAGTTCCCAAAGCAATAACTAATAATCCTATACCAGTCGCTGCAAGTGCGCCTTTAATTCCATTTAAAGAAGTTTTAGCGGCTACTCCTGTTGCTTTAAAACTTGTTGCTGCTTGTTCATTTGCTACTACCTGCGCTTCGGTTACGGCTACATTTTCAGCTTCAACAACAGTTAAAATACCTAATTTAATTGCAGCATCTTTTATAACTGTTCCTAATTGTAAAAATGAATCTTTAGCTTCAAAAACACCTTGAATACCTTGAGATAAAGCCATTGCGGATTGTACTTTAAGCATAGTTTCTTGTAGCTTTTCAGATTCTACTCCTACTAAACCCATTGCTCCTTCATAGGCTTGAAACCCATTTAAAACCCCACCTATTGAACGGCTTAAAGAATCAAATTTAGCATCAGGGTTAAATCCTTTAACTAAGTCTTTACTAAATTCAATTTGGTCTTTTAATTGTGCAGCGGCTTTTGCTGCTTTAATAGCTTGTTGCGAAGTTTCACCATATTGAGCAGAAACCTTTTGAAGTTCTGCAACCGCTTCTTTATATTGCGATTTTAAACTTTTGCTATTATCTTGAATTTCTAATTCAATTACCCTTTTTTCTGCCATTGCGTTTTACTTTTAATTCTCTAAATGATTGTTTCCAAATGTCTTTAACCGAGTCTTTTAATTCGTGTTTTCCTTTGGCTATTTCTATATTCTCGCTATACCCTATATGGTCAGCAAGTTTTAACATATCTATTATTTGCTTTATCATTGTTGTAGTATTATTTGTTGATAGACTTGTGTTCCGTTTGCAAATGTGTATGTAATTACCAATGTAATAACTTGAGTAGTTGAATTTTCAGTTATTAAGTTCTGAAACTCTTCTGTAATTAAAAAGTCTGAGTTTTCAGCTAATAAAAATGATGTTGTATTTACATTTGCAGGTACACAAACCTCAACCGATTGACTGCTCGTAATTGTACTCGGTGTAATTGTAACCCCTGCATACGAAGTAGTAATTGTAGCACTTATTGCTCCATTTATAAAAGGTATTTTAACATCAATACATTGAGCATCACTTGTAATAGTTATAGGCTTACCGCCGTCCTTTGGTCTAAAATCTAAATACAAGCTAAAGTTTACTTCGCCTGTTGTTAGATTAGATTTCATTTCGTTAATAATATAACGCTTGTCTCTAATTATAAGACGGTCATTTAGTCTTAATTGAGTCAGTAATGAAATAGGAAGGTTCGTCTTTACGTATGTTAATCTATTCTTTAGATTATAAAGATTCATTAAATATGGAAAATAATATTCAGCATATAAACCATTTTGAATACTCTCTAAGTGAATAATGGAATTTTCCGCCCCAAAGTTTAAACTATATTTCGTGTTTTGGTAAGTTAAATCTTGACCGAATAAAGCATAACTTGAAATATTGTCGTGATTTGAGCCATTAAAAAATTTAATATTATGCGATAGCGTACCACTTGAACCATACAAATAAAGTAGAATTGGTTTTGGCGTATATGCTTGATAGTTTTCGTTTAAACAATACCCAAAGATTGCATATTGTGACGGCGTGTTTGTTTTTTCTGCTCTTGTAAATAACAAATTTTCAAAAGGAACTTCTATTGCATATTCACTACCATCATAAGCAAATTGATACTCCGTGTTCCCGTATTCTGTATTTGCTAATTTAAAGAACTGTCTATTAACAAAACTTTCAGACTGCTGATATTTAAAAGCTATTTTCTTATATAACTTAATACGCTCTACATCTATTGAATCAATGTCTGTATATTCGGTTATATCAACTATCGCTCCTTCTTGATACCAATCGTCTAAAGGTAATATTTCGAATACGTCTTTATCTACGCCTACGCAAGTTGCATTAAACTCTTTTAAAACACCACTAAAGAAATCTGAAACTTTAATATCAGGTAAAGTATTATTTAAACTTACGTTTCCTGTTAAAACCGTTGGCACGGTGCTTACTTGAGCGTAATTAGTTAAACCATTTACTCCTTGTATTTGATACGTTATTAATAACTCAACGGTCATATTATCCGTAGCCTTTAACTTAAATGTTAATGTAGTATCTAATCCTGCTGTATTTATTATTTGAATAAATCCTATAAC